GAGTCCCATATCTCTTTGCACCACCAGCCAACGGCGACCAGGATCGCGCCTCCGATGAAGTTGATCATTGGCTGGAATTCCATTTACGCGCTCCAGGGCAGTGCTTGTGATGTCGGAGAAACAGGTGGATTGACCATGCTGTTAATCTGGCTCTGCACGCACGCTTGCATATTGCTCACGGTTTGCGGGTCAGCCCAGCCAACCACTTGGGCTTGGGTCAGTTGAGCGTAGGGCGTGAACGCCTCACCCTGCTGGATAGTGAATTGCTGGTAAAAGTCAATGGCGGCAGTGTATGTGCCATCTACTCCAGTGACGAGGTAGTTGACATTGACAACAACATCGGTCTGCCCAGCCTCTTGGGGCAGCGTATACATTTGAGTGACGGTGGTGGTAAATGTAGTCATGTTAATTTCCATTCAACTGAGATTGAAGTTGCGCTACTTGAGCCGACAGCTCTTTGACTGCGTTTACCAAGTACCAAGTCAAATTATCTGCATCCACGGTCATCACACCAGTAGATTCTGTCTTAACGCATTCGGGCAAAACAGCTTGTAGTTCTTGGGCAATTACGCCAAGCTGAATGCCTTGCTTTTGAATAGCTTGGTCTTGCGAAACATCGGTGATTTCTTTGGGCAATCGATACTCAAAGTTACGCACTTGGATTTGATTGATGATGTTCAATCCGGTGTTGTTGTCAACAATGTTTTTCTTGATGCGTTGGTCGGAAGTTATAGACCATGCTGCTGAATTATTGCCTTGATAAACACCGCCGCCGCTTGGGTTAATAAACCCTGTGCTTGAGCCTTTACCAGTTGTACCGTTAGTGCCTACAATAATTTCACCAATGTCTGAAGTATCAGCAGCAGTTGCAGATGTGCCAACAAACACGCAATTATTGCCAAATCCTGCATTACCCGCATAAGCACCCACCATTACCGCGTTAGAGCCTGTTCCGCTTTGTCCGGCAGAAGCCCCAATAACAACATTAGCTGTTCCTGCACTAGCATTGTTAGAGGCATTTGTGCCAATTGCTATTGAAGAAGCTGCACCTGTTGCTAATTGCAATGCTTGTGCTCCTATACCAATAATGTCATTTTGAGTAGTGTTTGTGTAAACTGCATTTAAGCCAATTGCAATAGATGTGCCGCTAGTGGTTGAATATGCAGCTCTATAACCAACTGCAACAACTGTTCCATTTTGTGTTGTATAACCCGCTTGATAACCAATGGCAACATTGCTTGCGCCGCTTGTAATGCCTTGTAATGCACCAGAACCAACCGCCGTGTTGGTAGCGACAGCACTAGCGCCTCGGCCTACGGTTAGTCCTTCAATTGACCCGGCACCCGTAACCGTAAGCGTTGTGGATGCGGTAAGTGAAGTAAACGCGCCAGTCGTAGGAGGTGTCGCTCCAACAGTGCCATTGATATTGATGGAGGCAGTGCCAGTCAGGTTGGTGACAACACCAGAGGCTGGAGTGCCTAATGCTGGAGTAGTTAAAACTGGACTGGTCAACGTCTTATTGGTCAGCGTATCGGTAGTCGCCTTGCCAACCAGGGTATCTGTAGCCGCTGGCAAAGTAAGAACTGTAGTGCCAGCAACAGCAGTAGCCTGCAATGTAGTAGTGCCTGATGTAGACCCAGCAAACTTAGTCGTACCAGCAAGCGTGATCGTCTTGCCAGTGCCAATGTTCAAGCCGACGCTGGTTCCGGTTCCAGCCGCAGCAAATATTGCATCGACCGAGTCTAGGTCGGTGTTGATCTTTGTACCCCAGGTGTCGGTGCTTGCACCCACTTCAGGCTTGGTAAGAAGTAGGTTTGTCGTTGTCGTATCAGCCATGATTTACCTTTATGCGGCTTCTTGCCACGTTGTTGCATTATCGGAGATATCTGCCCACGTTTCACTGGTGTCAGATACCGGCGTCCAGGTCTCGGAAGTGTTGGCAATGGCCGTCCACGTTTCTGATGTATCGGGTATCGCGCCCCATGATTCGGAGGTGTCAGGTATCGCGCCCCATCCGAATCCAATCACTGTCCCAACCGCACCAGTTGCGCCGTTCCCAATTATCTCAATTGATGTGACATTTGAAACAGTGCCAACCGATCCAGTTCCGCTGACTCCGGTGATGGCCTGGGACAATCCGATGTTCACGGTCCCAACCGATCCGGTGGCCGCGCTACCAGTTACGGCCAGGCTTGAACTATTGGTGACAGTGCCTGGTGAGAGTGTCGCGCTGTTACCGGTTACGCCTACTGCCGCGCTGCCGGTGACGCTTCCAGCCGACAGGGTTGCAGAGTTCCCCGTAACCGCCGCCGTAGTGCTTGTCGCTACAGTTCCAACTGATGCCGTGGATGCATTGCCGGTGATGGCGACTGAGTACGTTATTCCTACAGTTCCGACATTGCCGGTGGCAATGACGCCATCCTCTTGCTCCGATGTATTTGCAAGCAGATTGCCAATGGCAAGCGTAGAGGCGTTGCCAGAGATGACAACATTGCCTATTCCATAGACACCAATGCCGTAGTAGCCTGTACCGTATGCAGCCACGGCGCTGCTCCTTCAGTTACGCCAGCCGGATCAGGCCGGTGCTGGAGTCGTTGGTTGGCATGGTCAGAGTGAACGTGCCAGCGGTAACTGTCTGCGATCCGAATGTGTGGACGCTTACCGCCTTGTTGCTCTGAGTTGAGTTGTAGATCAGGACCGCGTCAAACGCCGTGGATAGTGTCACGCTGCTAAAGACAATACTTGCGCTGGGCGTGATGAACGCCGTGGTGCTTGTCGATGACGGTGCAGTGCCAAAGGTGACCGTCACGCCACCGGCGGTGTAGCCAGTGCCGGACACCTCATTGGTAGCGCTGTAGGCGGTTGTGGATGCGTTGACGGTGGCGCTTGCCAGGTACAGCGCAGCCTTGAATGTGTCGGCGGTAGATGCGGTGTGCGCTGGCACTCCGGTCCCGTTAAATGCGTGTACGGCGTTGAGCAAGTCAACCTTGAACGATGTACACATTGCTTGCGTGTTCGCCATTTTTTATCCAATCATTTGAGTTATGCCCTCGCTGAACACATTGCGCTTCAGCACGACATGAACAGACCGATGCACCATTTCACCATCTAACCAATACTCAGTGAACGAAATTGTTTCGCTATCAGTTTCATCTGAACCCTCGCGCTTTTCAAGCAGCGAGTCATCCATCTCACCCTTTGTAGTGGTCACTATCATCCGAATGTCCTTGCTCTTGCCATCAAAGCGCCGCCCGTCATGGAGCCGCGTTCATCAGACAGGTTGAGTGCGTCGATGCCCTTCTGATACAGCCCAGCCCATACCTGGATTCTCGCATCATCCTGTAGGTACGGCGCGGCCTGTAGCAGCGAACCGTAAAGGTAAACATCGGGTGACAGAGTCAGCAGAAAATTGGTCGTGTTTGAGTTGGATAGCTTGCTAAGTTTTGCGTAGTAGATCAACTCAGAAACGTAGGACGTGTCAGGTGTCGGCAAGACGCGGATCTGTCCACCGATAACGCAAAAGTATTTAGGCTGGCCGCTGGCGCTGTAGCTGACTTGCAAGTCATCCATCGCGTTGATGGTCTGGAATACCAGCGGGGAGATGGGGTTCGTACCCGTCAGCTTGAACGATTTAGCTTCCAGATAGTCATTGGGCAGTGCGCTGTACTCGTCGCTGATGGTGGCGTTGGCCCTGACAATCATCTGCCTGATGCGGAGATCACGCTCCATCTGTGATTCCGCGAGAGAGACAAAGTCGGTGATGGCAGACGTGAGATCGCTACGGTTGAGCCAGTCGGCGACCGAGGCTTTCAGTTCAGCGTAGGTGCTAAGTGCCATGCTCTGCCTTTTCCTTCTCGATGTCGCGCATCATCCAGGTGTGGTCGTGCTTGAACTCAAACGTCCCGATGTGGCCGATCTCTTTGCTCACGTCGTGGTCTATGTGGATTTTATACCCTGCCGCCTGCGCTTTCCGGCAAAAGAAGATGTCCTCTCCGATGTAGCCGCGTTTGTCGGTGCGCCAAGGAGTCTCGAACCAGGGTTCTGTCAGCTTCTCAAAGACGTTGCGCTTGATGAGCATTACGCCCATTCCGATGCTGCCAACTTCCTCAATGCCGGTTGACTCTGGCATCGTATAGACCAATTCGCGCTCACCATCAGGGCCGTACTTTTGGGCAGTCGGGCCGGTAGGGATTCTACGTCTGGCGCAGTTGGTCGCCACAATGTCCAGGTCATGCTTGAGCAGGCGCTCAATCATGTCCTGCGGGAACGTCATGTCGGAGTCGATGAACAGGATATGGGTGCAGCCCTCGGCCATCGCATCCAGCGCCAGGTCAGCACGCTGGTTCTGTATCAGCGTGCCCTGCATGATTTTCAAACTCACTGCGTCTGTCGTGTTCAGCGTGTGGTAGCAAACCATATTCACCAGGCAATAAGTGAAATTGGCGTGGACCATGTCACGCGCTGGCGTGCAGACTGCAATGTAGTTGTTCATACTTGTCCAGGTCTCGTTCTAAAAAATCTGTTGTCGGGGTCATTGAGCCAGCGTTTCATGTACGCCTGATCGTCCAGCTTGCCCTCGGCCTTGAGTTTGTAGTAGACGCCCTCCGGAATGCTGGCAACGTGATGCCACTCGCCACTCCAGCTTGCACGCTCATCTACCTTATTGAAATCCGCCTTGTTTGCTTCAACAACTGCTGTGACATCCTGCTGAGTCTGAATTGTTGCTTGGCCGGTCTCATCGTCGTAATGCCAAAAGCGGGTGATACCCGCTTCCTTATTTTCGTTAAATATTCGTTTATTCATGCGTTAGAAAAGGGACCAGGTTTCCCTGATCCCTTCAAGTTGATTACGAAGTAATCAGGTCAGCCGCCAAACCGTGGGCAGTTTCCGTTAAGACCTTGTGCCCGTACTCGATGAGCACCATCGCTTTGTCGGCATCGCCGCTTTTAGCCAAATCAATTTTTTGATATGGGCGCAGCACAGCCATCTTTGCGTACTCAGGATCGAGTACCCAGGCATCGCGCTCACGTTGGAAACGGTTAGCGATAACGCTGACGTTGCCAAAGTCGCTGACGTAGATGTCAACCGCACCAATCAAAGTCGCAGGCTTCTCACCGCCGTTGATGTTGAAACGGCTGGAGGCAATACCAGAGAAACCAGACACGCGCTGCTTGTTAACAGGGCCGCACATCAGGATCTTTGGAGTACCGCCAGAAGCCCACACCTTCTGAATCACATTCTTGAGAATGGTCTCAGTAAAGGTACGGACGTTACCGTCAGTGCGTGCGCTGTTTGGCAGCGTGGTATACGACGGGTTCGCGCCGTTGGTCTGCATATCGACGTTGGTCTTGATAAACGCGCCAAGGGATGCAGTTCCGCGTGCAACGCTAGTGCTACCAGCAGCAGCCACAGCGCCATTCAACAAAGTGAATTCTTGGTCGCGCTTCAACTCCATCGATTTTTTCGCGGTTTGATAGGCCATTTCAGAGCGCCGCCCTGCCTTATTAACCACTTCTTCAGTCGCGGACAGGACCATAGTCTTGCGCGAAATCTGAGCGTAGTTTTGCAGGCGAACGGTTGCGACCACAGCATCAAAAGAGGAGACATCGTCACCCTCAATCTGCTTGTTGGCAGCGGCTGCGGCCAGTTCATCAGTCTGCCACTCAAACAGCGAATTGCTGATTGACTCGCGGCCAATGTTGGATTGGTACGGAACCTCTTCCGGTGAGATATTCGTGATGATATTGGAAAGATCTTCCCGAATACCCTTCGCGTCAAAGGTGGTGAATGTGTTAGTTACGATTGCCATGATTTACTCACTTAAATAAAAGTTCAATTGCCGATGCCGCATCTTGGACGCGGCCACTTTTTGCAAGACGTTGTTTTGCACGCACTGACTCGCTTGTTGTAGAGACTCGACCCGCTGCTCCTGGCTTGGCTGGTCTTGGGCCATTGTTGGTCACCGGCTTGATGTTGCCCCGCTTGGACATCATCTGTTCGTAAAGTGCTGCTTTACGCAACACGTTCACGACGCGGTGGTCAAAAATGTTCTTCAGTTCATCAGGCTGGAATCCGGCTTTCTGCCCGAATTCAATGAGTAACGCTTTCTCTGCCTTGGCTTTAGCTGGGTCCTTCCACTCGGGTAAGACTTCCATCAATTTGTCTTGCTCTTGAGCAAGAAACGCCTGCATAGACTGCGCCTGTTCCTGGCGTGAGATTTCTGCAAGTCGCTGCTGTTCGCTCTGAATAGCCGCGTACTTGGTCTGGTTCTCACGCACTAACTCTTTTTGCCTCACCCACTCGATGGGGTCCTCTTGGTAGAGGCGGTCCCAGTCGATCTGAGGCTCTGCTGCCTGCTGAACTTGCTGCTCCAACTGTCCCAATAACTGCGCGTACTGCGCACGCTCGGCGCGGATGGCCTGGCTCTCTTGCTCGACTTGCTTGCGCACCTCGGCAATCTGCTGGGTCTTCCGCGTGTAGTCTTGAGTGCGTGAGTAACCTTGCTGGAGTTCGTCAAGCGTTACAGAAACTTCCTTACCGTCTACCTTGACGGTGAAAGTCTGCGGCTCTTCGCTCTCCTCGGGTTCCTCATCTTCCTCCGACTGTTCGGTAGGTGTTTCTTCGTCCGATGCGTCTGCATCACCGGACAATTCTTCATCCACCGCCGCCTGAGTTTCCTCAGTTAACGCCTCTTCGGTTGACTTTTCTCCCTCTTCGGGAAGTATGGCCTGGAGTGCCTGGACTGCTGCGTCCATGTTGAGTGATTCTGTCATTTATTTACCCGTTCCAGCGCACGCTGCGCCACTTTTGCGTTGTCGATGGTCTTGGTCAGTTCACCTTTGAGGTTGTCTATTGCCCTCAACATGGACCAGGCCATCTCGCGTTT